TTCCACAGCATATCGATGGCCACCAGCGGTGCGCTGAAGGCGGAAGCCAGTTCCATACCCAGTCTCAGCCCGGCATCGCGGCAGCTATTAAGAGATGATTCGGCCCAGGTCACGGGCGTCAGCAAGTCGCTGAACCATTGCCCGACGGCCTGAAGTTTTTCGCCCAGCCAGTTGAACATCGGGGCCAGCGGTGAAAACAACTGACCGAGCGGGGCAAAGGCGAGACGTATCCCTGCCACCACGCCTTCGAAAAACGCACTGATGGGTTCCCAGAATTGCTGAATGAGCAGCGCACCGGCAGCGATCGCCGCCACCACACCCACGACGGGCCAGGTTATCGCCCCCACTGCCGCAATGATCGCGCCGCTTACCACGGAGAACACCGTGCCGAGTCCCCCCGCTACGGTGATAATTGCCCCGATCCCGGTCATCACCGGCCCAACAGCCAGCCCGATACCGCCCAGCGCCCCTGCCACGACCGTCACCGCGATGGCGATAGCGCCGAGCGTCTGCGCCAGCCCCTGGTTGCGCTGGATCCAGCCATCAAGCGCCAGCACAAAATGGGTTGCGGTCTGCACCAGTCCACGCAGCAACGACTCCTGCTGAATAAACAGATCCGTGCCGATAGACTCATACGCCGACTGCAACCCCGCCAGATCGCCGCCCAGGTTGTTCTCCCTGACAGCAATCTGCTGCCCGGTCCTGCCGTCGGATGTTTTCAGCGCGGTGGTTTGCGTGGCGAGCTGGCCGTTGGCGGCGGCGGTCATCAGCACTGTCGCCGCCGGGCGGTTTTCTTCGCCGAAAATCACATTCATGTCGCTGTCACGCCGGGCAGGATCGACATTATTTTTGGTGAAGCTGGTCTGCAACGCCTGCAAAATGGCCATCACCGGCAGGGCATTGCCTTTGTCATCGGTGGTGCTGACGCCAAGCGCCCTAATGGCATTTTGTGCCTGCGGCGTTGGCGCGCTTAGCCGTTCGAGCACCGCCCGGCTTCCCGCCCCGGCGTCTGCGCCTCTGATGTCAGCCTCATTAAGCGTAACGACCATCGCCGCCGCCTCCTCAAAGCTGACGCCCGCGCTCTTCGCCGCCGGTGCAACGGTGGTTAAAGAGGTGCTCAGTTCCTCAAGAGAAAGATGGCTTTTCTCGAGCGTCGTGGTGATCACATCAGCAATGTGCATCGCCTTATCATCCGCCAGCCCGAACGCCTCTTTAGTGCCGATCAGCAGCCGGGCGTTATCCTCCATCGACGCCTGGTTTGCCAGTGACAGGTTCAAAACGGCCGGGGCCTGGGCAAGTACGCCGTCTTTATCTGCGCCAGAGCGGGCAACAATAATCTGCGCCGACGCCGCCTGTGCCGCGCTGGCGGAGGTCGAATCGCCCAGCTGCCGGGCCTGTGTTTGCAACGCCGTCATCTCCGGCGAGGCTGTCTCCAGCGCTAAAATGGCCTGAAGCTCCGTGCTTATTTGCGTTGTCCCCGCATCCAGGCCCGTACTGGCCATGCTCCAGCCGGTCTCGCCTATCGCCGACGCCTTACCGACAAGCGCTTCACCGTTTGTTTTAATGGGGTTAAGCAGCCGTTTGGCCTGGTCAACGGCGTTGAGTAATATCTTTAATGCAACGTTTTTACTCATCTGTGTATCCGCTTCGCTGAAGCGCTTTTTCGCGCCAGGTGATGAGCTCACTCAGGCTCATCGGGTATAACTCCGTTGGCGGCCAGTGAAAAATCACCGCGATATCCGCCATCAGGTCATCGACTGACAGTTTTTTCGGGAAGGCTACTTCGCCAAACTCGGCGACAAAAAACCGACCACCTTGCCGGCCAGTGCGACCAGATCGGGCAGCTCCAGCGCGGCGATCTCCTGCTCGGTCAGCATCGGGGCGGTCATACGCGGCAGGACTTTGATCAGCGCGTCAACTTCCGAGTTGGCGACGGCGGCCAGACTCACGCCGCGCAGCGTGCCCGCATTCGGTTTCATCAGCGTGACCTGCTCAACGCTCTGCTCACCGCGTTTAACCGGCTTTTCCAGGGTAACTGTGATTTCGTTGGTCATTGTTTTCTCGTTTCAGTGGATTATCAGAAGGGCCCGGCCAGACGTGCTGGCCGGGAAAACATTACAGGCCGATATTGCGGCGATGCTGCTCCAGTCGATCGACGCCGTTAATCTTCTCAATCATGTTGATGGTGTCGATCTCCACCAGCTCTTTACCGTCGATGGTCAGTTTGTAGTAGGTACAGACCACCGAGATTTTGGCTTCGGTATCTTCGCCCGGCTTATTTTCGCCAGTGTCGATCTCTTTCTGGCGGCCACGCATGACCACCTCAACCGCCACCGTGTCGCCGGTATCGTCGCGCTGATAGGAGCCTGCGAAGCGGATCGGCACCGCATCTGCACCGCTCGCCCCGTACAGCTCCCAGATCACCGCGTCCGGGAAACCACCGAGGGACCACTCCATCGACAGGGCATC